GAGCGTCGACGCGGTTGACTGCATCGATTCGGCGACGCCGGGACCAAACTCGACTGATGGGCGCTCGGGTGTGATGCGCTGCCCGAACAGGGCGCGGTCGAGCTGCAACTGTACGAAGAGCTGCTCCTGTAGCGCGTGTCGCCAGTAACCGGCTTTCTTCGACCGGGTGACCATGCTGCGTTGGTCTCGGGCGTCCGATTCTGTGGCGGTGATCGGCGCGCCCTGGGCGTCGAGGCCGAATGACTGGGCGGAGTATCCGGCGGACTGGGCGGCCTGTCTCACCAGCGATTCGGCCGTGGCCTGGTGCTCGGCGACGCGGATGCCGAACTGTGCGAGCGTGATCGATCCGCCGGCCTCGGTCGGCGGGATCTTCAGCGCTGCGAACACCTCACGGTCGTCGTCGAACGATGCGCCGGCGCCGGGTCCTTCGTTGCGGAGGTATCCGTCGGGAACGATGAGCCGTGCGCGGGCGAGGCGGATGTCTCGCATCCACGATGTCCACACCTCGTCGAGGCTGTCGAACAGGTCGTGTAGCGGGGCGGCGTAGTCGCTTCGGCCGATCGGCGCGCCGCGGTGCAAACGGTTGGGCAGCATGTTGGGCACGTAGGACGCGGTGAGCTCGCGTATCCCTGTAGCGATGGACTGTCCATCGCCTGTGGGGTCGAGAGTCGCGGCGATGTCTGCCGTGTCGGTGTGCTCGGTGAGCGGTACCTGTCGGCCGATGCTGTCGGCGGTGCCCTGGTACAGGGCGTGCACGATGCTGCCGGGCTCGTGGCGCTCGATGTGCCGCCACACATTCTGATCCGCCGACCCTGCGAGCTCACGCCAGAAGTTGACGGCGCGCAACATGCCGAACCGAAACTCGGGGAGGGCGCTGTCGGGCTGCATGACGGTGATGAGCGGGTAGTTGGCGAGCGTCTGGTCCCACGTGGTGCGCAGGAACACGCCCGACAAGGCGGCGGCCTGCTCGGCGGCGCCGAGAAACACCTGTTGCGCGCGGTTCAGGTCGAGCAGGGTGTCGAGGCGCTGCTGTGTCGCCTCGTCGGTCACGCGGATAGCGGGCATGTCGGCGAACAACAGGTCTGCGGACGTCGAGGCGATGTCGCCCGGCAACGGCACGTGCAACCGGTGGTCGCGGCGGCCGGCGCGGTGCTCGGTCGAGCGGCGCCCCCACAGTCGCCAACGGCGCTCCGCGGGCGGGGCGTGGTGGCTGTAGATGCGGGCGAGGCGGCGCGGGTCGCCTGCGTACCAAGCGTCGTCAATCCGCATGCGCTTGTAGTGGTCGGCCCACTCGGGCGGCGGCCATGCGCTGTTATCCGCGGGCAGTGCCATCGGTGGTCACCTCCTGTGCGGTGAGTAGGTGGCGCCATTCGTGCGCGGTGGAGTGCACGGCGTAGCGCAGTGCGTCGGCGCTGTGGTCGTCGACCTTGATTGGGGCGTCCTCGCCGCGCGCGGTTGCCTTGGGGTCCCATGAGTAACCGGGGAGCTCGCTGAGCAACCCCTCGCACGATTCGTGTACGAGCAGGCGGCCCGCGGCGAGGACGGCGGCTGTGCTGCGGATGCCGTCGCGTACGTCGTTGACGGCGCGGGCGAGGTTGGGCATGCCGTCGTGCCATACCTGCGTGCTGAATGAGGCGGCGGACGGGTCGACGAACACCCACTCAGGGGTGACGCCGGGCGGGCCGGTGTGCCCTGGTGGGCTCCACTCTCGGAACCACTTCCGGATCGCCTCGGAGTACTGCGCATCGGTCATCTGCCGGTTCGTGGCGCGGGAGTCGTGCCGCCACTCGCCGCACACGTACAGGCGGTCGTCAACGCCGAGGCCGAGAAGGATCACGCTCGTGGCGTTCGTGGTGCCGTAGTCGATACCGGCCCAGAAACGGCGCAGCTCGGGTAGCTCGCTGACGACGTGCCGGGACTCGTCCCACATGTCGTAGACGGCGCCCTCGGCGACTACCCATGCGCCATCGATCATGCGGCGGCGCCATAGTCCGACGTATTCGGCGGCGAGGTCGGTGACGTACTCGGGCGACAGACTCGGGTTGTCGGCGAGGCGGAAGTGCCACGCCCTGAGATTCAGCTCGCCGGCGCGGTCGAGGTATCCGGTCTTGAGCCAGTGGCGCGGGCCGTCGGGGTTCGTGGTGGCGAACAGACGGGCGCCCGGTACGGAGAGGCGGGCGAGTAGCTGAGTCCAAAATCCCTCGGGCAAGAGGGTGGCCTCGTCGACGTACGCGAGCTGCGCGGTCAAGCCTCGCAACCGGCCCTCGGCGCGGGTGTCGGCGGCGCCGATCAGATGGACGGTGCGGCCGAGGATCGTTGCCGTCGTCGAGCCTCGCGTGTGCACCACGTGCCGGGCGAGCGGCCCGAATAGGGCGGCGTCTTGCAACGGCTCGAACACGTTCCGCTCGATCGTCTGCAAGCTGCGACCACAGATGATGATCAGTCCGGACGGGCCCGCGGTGGCGACGGCGATAACGAACGCGAGCAGGCTCGCAATCGTCTTGCCCGAACGCACCGAGCCGTGCCACAGGTTGATGCGCGCGGTTGCGCGGCCGATCGATCGGAGCTGCTTACGCGAGAGTGGTAGCGCGTCGAGGTCGAGCAACGCTCACCCCCCGTCGGCGCTCCCGTCGTCGTCCTCGTCGGCGGCTGCGCGGGTCAAAGCCTCGCCGAGCGCTCCGAGCATGCTCTTTACCTGCTCGGATCCCTCGCTGCCCTCGGCGGGTGCGAGGCGTAGCGATTGCTGGATGGCGGTGCCGGTGGCGGCGATGATCTGTCGTTGGTCGCCGAACCGTGGGCGGTCGAGGTTGACCTGTTGCCACTTGCCGTCTTTGCCTGCGAACTCGCCGTAGGTGCACGGCTCCCACAGTTGGGCGCGGAGTTTCTCGGCGTCCTGGTGGAGCTGCTCGGCGAGGGTGACGCGGCGCGCGGCGAGGTCGATGCGGCGGGCCTCGGTGGCGGCGACTACTTCGACGCCCCGCTCGAATGTGAGGCCGAGCTCGGCGGCGATCTTCGACACTGTCGAGGGGCTTCGCTTGATGGCTCGGGCGATGTCGTTCCGGGTCTTGCCTTGCCGGTGCAGGCGTTTGACGGCGGCGCGGTCCTTGGCGTCGATGGGGCGGGCGGCCATTGCTCACCCCCTCGGCGCGGTCAGGTCTGGCGGGCGATGGCGGCGTTCCCCCAGAACATCGCCTCTTCGATCTTCGTCAGGGCGAGGGCCTGTTCGCGGCCGGGCGGGCATAGGTCGAGGATCTGCGCGGCGAGGCCGGCACATGCGCCTCGCAGGGTGGCGTGCGTGTTGGCGCGCTCGGGCGTGGCGGGGGCGTGGTGGGTGAACCGGTGGGCGATGTCGGCGGGGTCCATGGGCGGGGCCTTCCGTCGGGGTGCGGACATGCGGAACGCCCCACCGCGGCGGGCGGTGGGGCGTCGGGGTCGAGCGGCTATGCGGTCTTGCAGAAAGCCGTGATGGCGGTGTTGATCTGCTTGGCCTCGGCGGCGTTCACCTGGTGCGTGCTGCTGCTGAATCGGGCCTGCGCGACGGCGTCAACGGTCGGGGACTTGCCGTTGATTGCCGAGCACTGGTTGCGAGCGTTGTCGACGGCCTTATCCGGGTCGGCGACCAGGGCGCGGTTCACGTTGCGGAGTCCGGCGAGCAGGGCGGTTCGGGTCTTCCCGCTCGGCTTCGGCGGGATGCCGGCGGCCTTGAGCGGGTCGGCTGCGGCCTTGGACGGGGCGGTGCTGCTCTTGGCGGGCGCGGGCTTGTCGGCGTGGCTGTCGTTGTTGCTGCACGCGGTGAGTGCGGCGAGGGCGGCGACGGTGGCCAGTACGGCGGCGGTGGCGTGGTGCTTCACGTGGTCCCCCCACGGTTGGGTAAGTGGTTCGTGAGGGGGACGTGAGAAACGGGTGAATGGTTGCACGGTGCATGCGAACGCCCCGCCGCGGGTGGTGCGGCGGGGCGTTTGGTGAGCGGTCCCGTGTCCGGGCACGCTGGAGACGCGGCCAACTGTAGGTCACGGGGAGGTCACGGCGCAACGTGCACGGCGGCGCGCTCCTCGGCGGCGGCGGGGCGGCGCGCCATGGCGTCCCAATCGGCGCGGCGGCGCTCGGCGGCGGCGTGGATGGCGCGCAGTAGTGGCGCGGGAAGTGCGCCGGTGCGGGGGTCGGCGAGGATGTTGATGTCCTGGATGAGCGCCGGGTCGAGGGGGTGGAGCAGGCGCGGCGTGGGGCGCGCGCCGCTGGTCGGGGCGGGCGGCGCCTGCTCTGGCGTGGGTGGCGCGGCCGGTGACGCCTCGGTCGGCGCGGGGGTGGTGTCAAGGTCGCGCGCCACGGTGCGGTGGTGGATACCGAGGCGGCGCGCGATGGCGCGGTTGGATAAGCCCTCGTCGGCGAGCTGGCGCACGGTGGCGCGGCGGGTGGCGAGGTCGGCGGGCGCGATAGGGTTCGTGATGGCCATTGGGGGTTGCTCCCGGTGGTTAGTCGGCCCGCCCGGTGGTGACGTCACCG